TTAGTCACATATGGTGACGATAATCTGAAGGCTATGCGTTATACTCCTAGTTCGCAGTATTTTGATCTCTGGAAAACACTAGTTGGTGTTACTATGACTGCTGCTGACAAATCGGTGGGTGTTGGGGCCCTCAGAGACATAACTCAAGTTCAGTTTTTAAAGCGGACTTTTAGGTTCGATTCTGAAGTAGGTATGTATCTTCCTGCTTTAGATCCAAAATCTTTAGTGAAGATGCTAATGTTTAAGAAGGATTCCGTATTGACTCAAGTTGATCATGCGTGTGTGACTTTGTCAGTTGTTCTGATGGAAGCCGTTTATCACGGTAAGGATTTTTATGAAGAGTTTTTGTTGTTCGTTAATACTGTTGTTTTAAAATACTCCTTAGATCGTAACCCTAATTTGGTTATTCGAACTTACGATTTTTGGATTGCCTATATTAAGGAGAATGGTTTTAAGACATGGTCTTTATATGAAGTTGCTGTTCCCCAAGAGATTGAGGTAATTTCTACGGAGTATCAAGCAAGGTGGATTGAAATGGCTCTTCCGACCCCTCTCGATATACCTGAAAGACGTATAAATCGTTATTTTGGTAGAGATCATATATTATCTATTTGGTATCATAATGCTGCCATAGTCTTTTGTGTGTTGTTTGCCGTGATTTTTATGATTCATCTTTTTATTAATCGATTAGGGGGTTTGATCGCCACTTTGTGTGAACCTTGCTTTGCTCGGGCCAGGTGGGCTTATCGACGTATCTTTGCTGATGTTTTTAGCGAAGGTTTACAATTATTTATAAAATTTTGGCGCTATGTAGTGATTTTTGTTCACTTTATAGATTCAATTTTGTTATATATAGTTGTTTGGCACTTATTTTTTGAGTATTTGCGGACCCAGCAACCTGATCAGATTAAGTTGTTTTGGCAGTATTTGAATTATATAATTCGCGATCCGAGTATCGTTAAAACTCCATTGCTGGAAGTTAGTATCCCGGTAATTGAAAATGCTACTGTTGTGTATCAGTCAAAAGCACTGGATTCCCCATCCATAACTGAGGGCGCTCAAGGGAGCGCAGATTCCCGACAAAATTTTTCCGTTAAAATTTCTTCTTTTAATGCAGTTAAAGCAGTTGATTCAACTGCTCCCCATGAGGGGATGTTAAATATGTCGTCCCAGGTTGGGACGATTGATGCGATGACGTCGCAGCAAAGTGATGCTGTTGAGCATGGTAAGTACTTTCAGAAGCAGCCTGATCCGACTATAGCTGATTTCTTTATGAGACCAACTTATATCGGGTCTACTGTATTGTCGCATTCAGATTCAGGGCAAATAGATGCTTTTGACCCTATTTCATTGTATCTTACTAATTCTGCTGTAGCAGATAAAATGCGTAATTATGCTTATCTTAGGGCTAATTTTGAGGTTATTGGAGTTGTAACGGTACCGGGAGCTGCATACGGGCGTTACTGTGTTACTGCTTTACCGAACGGTGGCCCACCAGAAGCTGCTGTTAACGTTGCAGGTGACTTATTATATGAGAACATGTTACAGACGGATCATTGGGCTATGATAGATGGGGCGTGTGGTGAGACAGTAGTTCTGCAACTGCCTTTTTTGTGTGCTTTTGATTCTAGCACGTTTAGTGGAATACATTCTCTTTTTGGTAACATGTGGAAGGTATATGTTAATACATTGGTGCCCCTATCTGCTGGAATAACAGGGGGAGTGACTTCTGGGTACATTAGATGGTATGTGGCTATGATGCCCGATTATCAGTTGTCAGTTCCGACGTATCAAGGGAAAAAGAGAGCTATTATTGCTACTCCTGCAAATAATCGCATGGCCCCTGATCACCCTAAAATATCGCAGGGTTTAAGTATGATGTCAAAGGGCTTTGGGGCTTTGTCTACATTAGTGCCTGAGATAGCGCCGGTGACATCTGCTTTATCAGTAGCGGCCCAGATCGGCTCTTCAGTCGCTAATGCGTTTGGTTTCACTCGAGAATCGCGCGAACAAGTTCCCACATCTATGATTCTTAAGTCTATGTCAAGTATAGCACGGTGTGATGGAAGTGACCCAGGGGAGGTAGC